AGCAGATACATCTGGAGACAGAATTAAAAAAGGTGAGATTTTTTATAACTCTGTTGCTGAAGGAAAAATTAAAGTTTTTGTAGGAGTACCTACATGGGCTAGTGGTGGTAATTTAGATACTGCAAGAAACCAAATTGTAGCTGTGGGTTCACAGACTGCAAGCATAGCTTTTGCAGGTTTTGATGGAACTAATCGTTCGGCTCTTGCAGAAGAATATAATGGATCTGCTTGGACAGAAGTTGGTGATTTAAACACTGCAAGAGGGGCTCTTGCAGGAGCAGGAACACAAGACACTGCTATTGGTTTTGGTGGATCAACAAATCCTTCAACTGTTGTAGCTGTTACAGAATCTTGGGATGGATCAAGTTGGACAGAAGTTGGTGATTTAAACACTGCAAGATTTAATCTTCAAGGTTTTGGAATTAGTACAGCTGCTATAGCTGTAGGTGGATCTGCACCCTCCGTAACTGAATCTTGGGATGGTTCATCTTGGACAGCAGTAAATAATTTAAATTCAACAAGAGCTAACCTTGGGTCAGCAGGTATTCAAACAGCTGGTTTAGCATTTGGAGGTAATCCTTCAACTACTGCAAGTGAATCTTGGGACGGAACAAGTTGGACAGCAACTAATGCGCTTCCTGCAGCTAAAGGTTCTTTAGCAGGTTCTGGAACACAAACATCTGCTTTAGCATTTGGTGCTAATCTACCTGGACCATTAGCTAGTGCTGAAAGTTGGGACGGAACTAACTGGGCTGCAACAGCATCGATGGCTACTGCAAGAGGTTATTTAGGTGGCTGCGGTATTTCAACTGCTTCATTAGCTGTTGGAGGAAGTTCAAACCCAGCACCAGGAAATATAAAAGCTAACACAGAAGAATTTTCAATTGCAGATACACTAAGAGCAGTTGACTTTGATTAATTAATCACTATATTGTTTTTAAATGAAAGGACTAAGTAATGACTAAAGAAAAAAGAAATATTAAAGAATTGATTGAGAAAGAAGCTCCCAATCTTAATAACATATTAGAACCAGAAGACGTATCAACTTTTAAAGCAATGACGGAAGAACTTCGTGATACGTGGACAAAGAAACAAATGTTTAGAACAGAAACAGAGATGTCTTTTTCTGTGTTAAATGATGCAAAGTATCCAACTAAAGCTGCAAAGTATTGGCAGTGTGTCAGAGAACAAAATGTATTTTTAGAAAACTTAATGAGTTTATCTTTTGATTTTAGAAGAACAGAAGTTAAAATTAAAAGACTACAAGAAAAATTAGATAAAGAAGAAAACTCATTAAAAAGAGAATTACTACAAATTGATATAGATGAAAAAGTATATGGTAAAGCATCTATGCAATTAGTTGCAAGAGATAGAATGAGAGAGATTAAACTGTGGTCTAAATTTAAGAAACAATTTGATGATGGTTCGTTTGATACTAAAGATGTTAATACCCACCAATTAAATTCATATCATTTAACTATGAAGAATAAAGCAGAAACCTTGACTCAAGGATCTTCGCAACCAGAAGTATTTAATGTATTAGGTCAGCTACAATCTATTGAAAGAATAAAGAAAGAACATGGACAGATTGAAACAATTAAAAAACCAGTATTGCCAGGACTTACCTCAAAAGAATAAACGTTTATTTTTTTTAGTTGCAATGCCAAGGTCAGGTAATACTTTGTTTGCATCTATTATAAATCAAAACCCTAATGTAGTTTGCACTGCTAATTCTATTACACTTGAAATAATAAAAGATGTACATTTATTAAAAAAAACAGATGTGTTTAAAAATTATTCAGATTATAAATCTTTAGATAATGTGCTTGATGCAGTCTATGAGAATTATTACAAAAATTGGCCACAACAATACATTATTGACCGTGGACCTGTAATGACTGCAGGTAATTTTGAGTTAATAAAAAAACATTATAAACGTCCTTTTAAATGTATTGTTCTTGTTAGAAATTTAATAGATGTATTAGCTTCATATATAAAATGGTTTGAAACTGAACCTACTGCATTTCCTAATAGATTTGCTAATACTATTGAAGATAAATTATCCATGGTTATGAATAGTAAAGGAGCGGTTGCAAAACAATTAGAAGCAATTAAAAATTCTTACACTTACCCTAACATTTGTAAATTTATTAAGTATGATGATTTAGTATCTAACTCCGAACAATGTATTAATGAAGTGTATAAATTTTTAGACATACCCTATTTTCAACATCAATTTACAAACTTGCAACAAATAAAAATTAATGGTATATCCTATGACGACACCATAGTTGGAAACAATATGCATAAAATTAAAACAGAAATAAAGAAAGAATATAATCCTTACATAGAAAAAATACCACAACGTATAAAAGAAAAATATGGACACATCAAATTTTAGTTTTATATTTTTAGGACAATCTGTATTAAAATATCAAGTGCCACTTGATATGTACACCGTTATAAATAAAATATATGAAGAACGTAGACATGAGTTATACCCTGCTAACAAACAACTTGTAGGCAAAATAAAAAACGAACATTCTTTGTTTTTTGATGGACCACTTAATAATAAAATGAAACCCCATAGATATTTACCAGATGATGTTATGACATGGTTTAAAAAAAAATTTGAACATTATTTAAATTGGAATAAAATAAAAGAATACAAAATGCATTTAAATTCTTGTTGGATTAATGAAATGAAAGAACATGAATATAATCCAGTGCACGTTCATCAAGGAGCTTTATACACAGGTCTATCATCAGTTATGATATTAAAATTACCAAAACAAACAGGTGTTGAGTATTCCGCACAAAATAACCCTATAAATGGTAAACTACAAATACTTGGAAACTCATCAGGTCAATTTTGTAATTCAGATTATTCTCCTAATACACAAGAAAGAGATTTTTATATCTTTCCATACGATGTAAGACATGGAGTTTATCCTTTTAATGGACCAGAAAAAAGAAGAACTTTATCTTTTAATTGTGACGTAGAGTATGACCCAATAAAAAATAGGGGAGCATCATGATAATAACAGAACCTAAATGGAAAAGCTGGATAGTTGAAACTAAAGAACCTTTATTTACACCAGATCAATGTCAAAAAATCATAGACGCAGGTCGTAGACAACCGCCTCAACAAGCACAAGTTGGAATGAATAGACCCGAGGGGGGTGTTGATACTAAAAAAAGAACAACAACTATT